GAACACGTGCCATTTCAAAAGGTGCGGGTGTCGCTTGATGATGAGATGTTCCTGATTGCCGATTGGTACGATGCGCGTATGATTCAGCAGTTCCCGAAAGGCAACGAAGTGGAGAAGATGCCGAAGTTTGACGAAAAGAACCGCGTTGGAAAGCAAATGTTTTACTACCGCCACTATTCGGCAGGCGTTCAGCATTACCCACTGCCAAACTACCAAGGCGCATTGGCGTACATTGAGTGCGATGCGGAGATAGCGCGCTTCCACATCAACAACATCCGCAATCAGTTCTGGGGTGGCCAGTTGATAAACTTCGCTGATGGCATACCGACCGAAGAAGAAAAAGACGAGATTGAACGGATGATGCGCCGCAAGTTCAGCGGTGCAGGGAATGCAGGTAGGTTTGTGCTGACGTTCAGCAGCGGAAAGGAAAGCGCGCCAAGCATTCAGTCGCTAACACCGAGCGATTTGGACAAGCAGTTTGACCTGCTGAACAAGCAAATCCAAGAGGAGATATTTGTCGCGCATAACGTCACCAACCCAATGCTGTTTGGCGTGAAGACCGAAGGACAGTTGGGTGGAAGGAAGGAGTTGATTGAAGCCTATGAGCTGTTTAAGAACACCTACGTCAACGCGCGGGTGATGATTGTCGAGCGAATGGTCAACTACATCGCAGGCTTCAACGACATCGAAGGTTTGTACCTATGCCCAACCGACCCAGTGACCGAGCAGTTAAGCGAGCAGGTGCTGACGCAGATAATGACACGAAATGAGTTGCGGGAAAAGGCAGGACTTGAACCGCTTGAAGAAGAAGCCACGCAACCCGAAGGCGCACCTGCGGCGGAGGCATTGGCGGCAGAGCCAGTGAACGAGGCACTGCGCACGATGACAGGGCGGCAATTTCAGCACCTGATGCGGATTGTTCGCAACTACCAGTCGGGCAAGATTAGCGAGGCACAGGCACGCACGATGCTGGGCAGTGGCTTTGGATTAACAGCCGAGCAAATTAACGACTTCCTGACCGATAGCCAAGCCGAGTTCAGCGCACAAGGTGAAGATGCAGAGATGCGGATGCTGGCGGCGATTGGTGCGCAGTACGGCGATGATGCGGAAGGCTTTGACGTTTTGGATAGTTGGGAACTTGCACTTGAAGGCGACCCTGAAACGTTTGCAGTGGATGAGGAGGAGGAGAAGCTGGACAAGCGGATAATGGCCTACCGCAAAAAGCACAGGCTGGCAACGGTCAAAGAAATAGCCGAGGCGTTGAAGGTTAGTCCTGCGAAGGTCAGAAAGCGCATAGCCTACCTGCTTGAAAAAAATCGCTTCCCGATTAAACGCGACATCGACACGGCCACGAAAGAAGTGCCAGTGGAGGAGGAAGTGGTGGAGGTGAGGTACCGCTACGATTGGCGGCCTGAATATGCAGGGTTGAGTAAAGCGGATGGCTACGACAAAAGTCGCAAGTTTTGTCAAACGATGCTGGATTTGAGCGCAACAAAGTTGTACACAAGGAGCGACATAAACGACATTGGGCAGTTGGTTGGCTGGAACGTTTGGGAGCGCAGAGGCGGTTGGTTTACCCTTCCGAACGGCAACCACAGGCCAAGTTGCAGACATATGTGGGTTCAGCAATTGGTAGTAAAAAAAGGAACAACAGTTAAACGTGTAGTGTAATGAGCATCGCCTTATTTGTGAGTGAAGAATACCTGCTGGAAAACAGCGTCATAAACGAAAACGTAGCCTATACGCAAATTAGGCCCACGTTGGTCAAGGTTCAGGATATGCACATTCAACCCGCGCTTGGCAGTGCGTTGTACAAAGAAGTACAGGCGCAAGTGGTTAGCGGTTCGGTGACCGCGTTAAACACGACCCTGCTTGAAGATTACATCCAACCTGCAATCGTGCAATGGATGTACTTTGAACTGCCGATGGTGCTTTCCTTCAAGTATATGAACAAAGGGATGGACAGACGCACCAGTACCGAAAGCAACCCGATGAGCGTGGATGAGGTGTTTAAACTGATGGACAAAGTGAAGAACGATGCGGAATGGTACACGGAGAGAATCACCCGCTACCTACAAGAGAATCACGCCAGTTACCCATTGTTTGACAACCCACCAACGGCGATTGACACGATTTACCCGAACGGAAGCAGTTACGAAACAGGGATGGCACTGGGAAGGCGTGGCCGCTTCCGTGACCCGCTTGACTACCCTGAAAAACGCTTCTATCCCTTTTAATGGCACACGCGAAAAATATCAACAAATTAAAGCAGTACTATGAGTTGGGTGCAATTAAAGAACGACCTGCTGACCTTTGCGGCGGCACATCCACAAATCAACAGCGTGGGATTCGGCGACCCGCTTGCGATAGGAACGGACAACACGATAAACCTGCGCACAACGGACAGGGATAGGGTTGTTTACCCGCTTTTGTTTGCCGACCTGCAATCGATGACCGCGAATGTTGGTGCGCTTACGCTTGGCGTGAGTGTGCTTGTGATGGACAGGGTTGAGGATAGCCGCAACCTATCTACGGCGGTGACTGGTAGCGTTGTAGCGCGGTGGACTGACAATGAAGATGAGGTACTCAATGACACCTTATATATAATGCGTGACTTTATCAGCAAGTTCACCAACGACCCTGCGAAGGATTACACGTTGCAGGATGCGGTTAGTGCAACGCGATTCGTGGAGGCGCGAGATGACAAAGTCGCTGGATGGCAGGCTTCGGCCAACTTTGACTTTGAATATCCGCACAATTCTTGCGAAGTTCCCGATTGAGTGGTATTTAACTAAAAACAGCGATATGAACATTGGGCAACAATTAGACGCGATGCTGGGTGGCTACGGCGCGATAACCGTAGTGACAGGCGCAGTCACAGGTCAGGCGTTTGAATTTCTTGTGGTGAACGCCGCAACAAGCTTCACGACTTTGACCGACAGCGAAGGCAACAACGCGCTGACCTACTTGGGATTGAGTGGTATTACGGTAATGACAGGGATGATTGTCAGGGCGCGTAACGGCTTAAGATTAAGGGCGGTGACAGTATCAGGCGGCAACGTATTTGCTTATTCCTGATGGCATTAGCGAACGGATATGCATTGCCTTTTGTGACGCAGAAGGTAGTGGGCGATTACGCGAGCGATAACGCGGCGGCAACGGCGCGAGCGATTGCATCGGGCGCGACAAAGGAAGCGGCGGGCAGTTGCCTTGATGCGCGAGCCATTGACTTGCAGATGCGAGTGCCGCAACGCACGGATACCAACCTGCTGACCAATAGCGCGATGGCAGGGGCAACAGGTAGCGTGTTGCCAACAAAGTGGGTGAGTGGTAGCGTCAATGGATTGACAGTGACCATTTCGAGCGCGTTCACCAGTGCAGGCTTTCAGGCGATTGACTGGACTGTCAGCGGCACGGCTGATAGCGATGGCACGATTTACATCGGTTGCGAGCCGAATGACAACACTAACGCAATCCCTGCCAGTATTGGTCAGCAGTACATTGGCGCGATGAGTTTGGGCAAGCAAGCAGGCACAATCCCTGCCACGATGGTGATGCAGGTTTTTGGGCAAAGGTCGAGCAATGGTTCGGTCATTGAAACGGCAAACAGCAGTACTGACTTGAATGGCTTGGTTTCGGGCAGTTTGACGCGCATCAACACCGCAGTTCTATCCATTGCCAGCGTCAGCAGTGACAGGGTGAATTTCAGGCTTACCGCTGATGTGGCGCAAAACGATGTCATCAGCTTCACTATTCGCATTGCCGCGCCGCAGGTGGAGCGCAACGACAGGATTTCGCCTTACATCACGACCACGACAGGAGCGGCGAGCAGGGTGACTGGACAGCCTTCGCTTTTGATTGTGCCGCAACTTACGCGGGCAGGCTTTGTCTATCCGCAGTTGCCAACGGTTAGCGGTGCTGACTTCACCTTCACCCGAGCGACCACCGCCACGCGGGTGAATGCGAGTGGCTTGATTGAATCGGTGGCTTCGGGAGTGCTTCGCTTGGACTACCCTGTGACAGGCGGTTGCCCTGCCGCTTTGATTGAGCCAGCGGGGACGAATTTGGTGCCAAGTGGGTTGGTCTTTAATGCGGCGGCAGGGGTGCTTTACGACACGGCTGTAAGCGATTCACCTGCAGTTGGAATTAACAGCGCGAGAATAACAAAGAATGAGGCAAGTGGCAATATTCAATATGCAAGTCAAACTTGTAGCACATCCGCATTATCAGGCAGTACAACATACACCATTAGCCGCTTTTATAAGTACGATGGATATGCGTTTGCTACGAGCTTGGAGTATAATAATGCTACACAATGGGGCGGAACAGGTTGGAATCAAGTTATCAATATCGCGTCATCAGGCGTAACGCTTGGCACGAGTACAAGTTGCACAGGTAGCGTTGAGAATTACGGCAACGGATGGTATCGAGTGGCAGTAAGAATAACGACAGGGGCATCGCCTTCGGGTTCACCTGTAACATATCTAATGCGCCTACCTGCGGCTTTATCAACAGGGCAGGGATTCCTTACCGCTTTGCCACAACTCGAAACAGGCGCAATCCCTACTTCGTACATCCCAACGACAACAGGCTCCGCAACCCGCGCCGCGGATGTTTGCACAGTGTCGGGGGTGAGTGGGTATATCGGGCAGACGGAGGGTACGTTGTATGCGGAGTTTGAATATAGAACGGATACAAGCACGAGGCGAATTTTGGCGATTAGCGATGGAAGTCAATTAAATAGAGTATTTCTATATTTTGCTGCTGGACAGGTAATTGCGGCAATTCAAGGAAACTTAATAACCGTAGGAAACCCTGTGGTTGGATACAACAAGGCTGCATTTGGTTACATTCAAAACGGAGTTAGCGGAACATTAACTGCAAGTTTGAATGGTGCTGCGGTGGTTTCGGGAACATCTGCCACATATCCTGCATCATTAAATACAATCAGTGTAGGCAAGATTGAAGATTCAGGTACTTCAAGCCTAATCAATTCACGCATCCGCTCCGCCGCCATCTACACCACAAGGCTATCGAATGACCAACTCGCCAACCTCACCCGACTAACGTAATGGCTACATTCAGGAAGTACAAATGGAACACCAAAGCCGAATTTGAGGCTTTCTTCACGCTTTCCCAACCCGATGCCACCTGCGTGGAGTTGGGCGAAATCGACAACACCTACTGCGTTGACCTGCTGTGGGATGACCAACCCGATGCAGATTGGGAGCAGTTTGAAACGTGGCCGAGCCCAGTGGGGAGACATACTTTTTTAGGCTGGGATGAACAATACACAAAAGAATACAATGAAAGACTTTCTTAATTCCATCGGCATCAACATCGGCCTAACCATCGCAGGCTTCCTCGGCTCGCTTCTCCTGCTTCCCAAACAACGGAATTGGAAGTTGCAACTGGTCAGCGTGTTCAGCGGTAGCCTTTGCGCCACCTACCTCGCGCCTGTGCTAATTGGCTTCCTGAACATCAACGCGCCCAACATCCAGTACGGCTTGGCGTTCCTTGTCGGATTTAGCGGGGTCAAAATTGCCGAGGTGTTGGAAGCGAAAATCCTAAAAACCCTTAGCAGTGATAATAACGCGGAACGCGGCTAACATCCACACACTCGCCTACACAGGTGACGAACTGAACTTACTGCTGATTAGCGACTTGCACTGGGACAACCCCAAATGCGACCGCGACCTGCTTAAACGACACTTGGACGCGGCAAAGGCGAAGGGTGCAGGAATCATCGTCAATGGTGACTTCTTCTGCCTAATGCAAGGCAAAGGCGACCCGCGTAAATCCAAAGATGAAATCCGACCCGAACACAACAAAGGCAACTACCTGCAAGCGGTCGTGGAAGATGCGGTGGAGTGGTTCACGCCCTACAAAGACAACCTATTGCTAATCGGCTATGGAAACCACGAAACGCAAATCATCAAGCATATGGAATTCGACCCATTGCAGATGTTCCAAAGCATCTACAACTACAAGAACCAAAGCAACCTGCATATAGGCGGATACGGTGGCACCTTGAAAGTGCTGAAGAACATTCGTAGCACACTGCACCGCGCCTTCGTTATTCACTACTATCACGGCTCAGGCGGAGGCGGCCCAGTGACCAAGGGCGTAATCCAAGACCAACGGATAATGTCATTCGTGGAGGGTTACGATATGACTTGGCAAGGTCACGTTCACGAGCTTTACCACCACGTCAATATGGTGCAGTTCTTCAATCGCACGCAGGACATCATCCAGCATCGGCGTGTACATCAGGTGCGCACCAGCACATATAAGGAGGAGTACGGTTCTGGTGATTTCGGCTATCACATTGAGAAGGGCAGGCCACCAAAGCCGATGGGTGGCTATTGGTTGAACTTGCAACTGGAACGCCTGAAGACGACTGACAATTTTGGCAAGGAAAAGGATAGGACGGAGTGGATTGTCAAACTGCACACTACTTAATTGCGCGATATGCGACAAATCAAATACCTCGTGGTGCATTGCACAGCGACCCCACAAGCGACAACGGTGGAGAGCATCCAACGCTACTGGCGTGAGCGGCTTGGCTGGTTGGCGAGTGGCTATCACAAAATAATTAAGGCAAATGGGGAAGTTGTCACACTTTCGGCAGATAACGAGATTTGCAATGGGGTGGCTGGTTATAATTCTGCTTCACTTCACGTCAGTTATATTGGGGGCATTGATTCGCGTGGCTATGCATTTGACAATCGAACGCAGGGCCAAAAGGACGCGCTCAGTCAAGTCCTGCACGCGTGGCGAGCCAAGTACCCAGACGCCAAGATTCAAGGTCACCGCGACTTCCCAAAAGTAAACAAGGCTTGTCCGTCATTCGATGCTAAAACTGAATACGCTCATATTTAGCCTCCTGCTGGCGGGGTGCTGTCGCAAGGCGGCGGAGGTTCGCACGACAACAGTGGTGCAGAAGGACAGCGTTATGATTGAAGTGCCGCGCTTCACCGAGCTATACATTGACAACCCCTGCGATAGTGCAGGCATCCTTCGTCAGTTCAGATTCACCGACAGCACCAAAACAAGCATTCTAAGCGCATCAAATTATCGCGGTGGTATTCGGATACAACTTCGCAGAGATACGGTCTTACAACGCATCGTAGAGCGCGACACGGTGACGATTGAACGCGTGGTGAAAGTCGAGCCTGCAAAGCGCAAGAATCGGATGGTGTTTGTGTGGTTCGGAGTGGCACTGGGATTGGTGCTGTCCATCTTGGCTTTTCGCTTGATGCGCCTGTAATCAAGGCTTGTTTCGGCAGGTCAAACAAAACTTTTTTTGTGAATGTGCGTTTAAACGCTGGAAACGCAGAAAAAAAAATAAAAAAAAGTATACAACCTATATATATATGTATGTATATTTGCATATACCAAAACGGAAAAAAACACATACCATGGAAACAACACAAATTATCGAAATCAAAAGACTCTTTAATCTTGCTGAGGATGCATTGGCAAAAGTCGAATTCAACCACAATGGAACAAAAGTATTGAATCCAGCCCAACAAGGCGTTTACACGCGCTACTGCGGTAGGGCGTTTAAGTTGAAAGGAGATTTAACCTACCGTGAGATGGCTGCGATACACAGAGAAGTTATCGACGAAAGACGCTAAATAGCATACTAACCCACCGAGGGGTGCGGCTCGCCAACGCACAATCTTTTAACCAACGTAAACCAAACCAACCATGAACCACGACATCATCGCTCACACACCCATCACGCTTGACAATGGCAAGGTGGTGGATGCGTACATCCACAAGCAACCCAGCGGAATGTACGCGCTTCACGTCAACTACATCTTTGAAGCGAACACCAATTCAACCCGAACAAAGCAGATTGCCGAAGCAGTGTGGCGCAAGCAACACCGCGACTGGTTCAGGTTCATCCGCTTCCAGCGTTCATCCACACCACTGCCAATGCCTAAACCAACCAACCAATGAAACACACCTTCACCCTTGACGCGTGGTTCGCTCACATCCGCAAGCAACTGCGCACGACACCAACACCAAGTCCTGCGGAAATCAAACAGCCACTGCGCTTCGATTGGGCGCTTTATGGCAGAATCCTTCAAGCTAAACATCAAACCAACTAAACTCCAAAAACAATGAGGCTGACAAAAGACGAAGCATACATATTGGCCTGTGCGATACAGGATTCCAAATACAATTTAGTAGACGCTTGCCAAATCACTGATTCAAATCTGATGACTGCATTGAATAATTTGGAAGAACGATTATTTGAATTGGCAAAAGACCAAAGGCGAAAAGGCAGAAAAAGCCATAATAGCTATACTGACATTTTAAAAAGATATTCTAAAAAATCAACCATCTAAACCCCAATCCAATGACAACCTTAATTGACAAACTTAAACCCGAAATACGCATTCAGATGAATTCGTGGCCTGTTGAAAAGCAGGAAAAAGCACTGTACTGGCTAAGCCAAAATGAGTACGTTTATGAAACGCACTACAACACCGCCCGCTGGATTTGCTTCTATTTCAGCATTGACCTCGATAACTTTTACAGCCTATTCACCGTATGAAAGCCTTGACCTACTTCGTATTCTTTATCGCCACCTGCTTCATCTGCGCCATCCACACCGATGCTGGTTGGTGGTACTTCACCGCATACGCGCAAACATTCATATTTATATATATATTTGCACGTCTAAACAAACGCAATGAAAAACACAAGCAAAACCAAAACCGTTAAACCCCTTATGCAACTTACTTCCGTCTATTGCGAGGCCGACACCCTCAACTTATGCCGCGCGCGATTTGGCACGATTCGCGCCGCGTTAAACTATGCTGCCAACCAAACTAAACCCTTAAATCAATGACCAATCTTAAAACTATCAACATTAAAGGCAAGCCTTATGTGGAAGTGGTTGAGCGGATTAAATACTTCCGCGAACACTTCGCCGACCATTGCCTGACCACCGAAGTCGTGCAACTGACACCCGACTTCGTAGTGCTGAACGCCATCATCACCGACCCGACTGGCCGCGTAGTTGCGACAGGACTGGCACAGGAAGACCGCACATCCAGCAACATTAACAAGACCAGCTACGTCGAGAACTGCGAGAGCAGTGCGTGGGGTCGTGCCCTCGGAAACTTCGGCATCGGATTGAAGGACGCCATCGCCACGGCAGATGAGATGCAGTTTGCACTCGCAAAGGAGAACGAACTGGAGAAACTGCGCACCGATTACTGCATCCTGATTGAAGCACTTGACCCTGCCGAGATGGCGCGGTTACTTCCGCAACCACACTGGGATGCGGCAAAATTTGCCAAAGGCATCGAATATGTAAAATCACAACTTAAATCCAACAAGAAATGACACCCATCGAATTTATCTACACCCTTCCCGCCTATCGCCGCACTTCACTGCGGCAGATGGCCGAGGAACTGAACAAAGCAGGCATCACCACCAAGCGAGGCTGTGCGTGGCGAGCATCCAGTGTTTACCTGCTGTTCGGTCGAGACAACAACAAGTACCACTCAACGCCGAAACTTCCGCAAGCTCACGTGACAAAAGCACTCCGCAATTTGTCACGCGCCGAATCCCTCATCCGTTCATCCCTGCAAATCCTGCAAGACACCAATGGCTAACCTGCAACTACCCGCAAATATCAGCAAGGCTGACATTAGCGAATTTATCGATTCTGTGACCTCGGAAGTGCTGGATGGTAACATATCACCTTTGAGCGTTCACGTGCGCTGTAAAGCGTTAATAAAGGCCTTAGAAGGCATCTTGGATAACACGCAGGATATTGCGATTGACGAAGCCTACCATTACAAAGGCGCGTTCAGCATCGAAGGTGCTAACGTTGTACTACGCGAAGGATACGGAATGCCTGACTTTACGCAGGATGAAGTATGCAACGAGATGAGCGCGAAGTTGAAGCAACGACAGGAACTGCTGAAACAGGCGTTTCGAATGAACGGCAAGGCCGTGATTGTTGACCCTGACACTGGCGAGGTCGTGCCAGTGCTACCGATGAAACCCAATAAAACCACCTTAACCGTTACCTTCAAATGACACTATTAGCCTACAAACTATGGCTGGCAGGCTTGAGCCTTGCCAACCTACACATCGAGCAAGCCAACTGCGAGTTGGTGATGCGCATCGCTATCAACCACACTGTCAGAGATTCAGCCGCAGACAAACTGCGGCTGGTCTTGGAGGAACTTGACAGCCGCCAAATCAAGAAGTAAATTCACGCCAAAACAAGAAATGACTATGAAAAACGAATTTATCCCTTATGAACAAGCCCTTGCACTAAAAGGTCTTGGGTTTGATGAGCAATGCTTTTCATTTTACAACGCTATTGGTGAGTTGTATGAATCGGAAGGATATTACAGCTACTCCAAAAATGTGCTTCAATTTGAAGTTGTTGCCCCCCTATATCAACAGGCGTTCAGGTGGTTTAGGGAAAAACACAGGTTAAGGCACTTTATTGAGTTTGATGATGGACATTACAATCCAGTTGTTCAATCCTCATTAGTGTATTATTGTGACACTTACGAAGAAGCTGAACTTGCCTGCCTAAAAAAACTAATTGAACTTTTAACCCCAACCCAACTATGAACGACATTGAATTTATCTTTGAAATTGAAGACGAAGCAGGTAGCTTCGAAGTGCCTATGTACTTTTCAGCACACGACTGGTTTGATGACGATAGCGGCGACATCCCTGATGTTCACTACACCGACACTGGATTCGACCAGCGGCAGAAGGACATCATCCACGACTTCATTAGGATGAAGGGAACTGAACACGATGGCGGATTGCTTGGGCAAATGCAGAAAGCGGCGGATTGGTGGATGAGCCATCAAGGCCCTGATTCAGTTTGGCACGATTACTTTACGAATGACTTATGAAGTATGGTAGCGTTTGTTCAGGCATTGAAGCGGCTTCAGTGGCTTGGCATCACCTTGGTTGGGAGGCACAAT